TAGTGTATGTCCCCATCCTTCCGATAGTCGCGGAGGAGAAGGGTTTGAAGACAAGGTTTCCAACCTGCAGTCTTACTGCAGTGAACCTTGTTCAACAAATCCTCAGGCGAGTCGCTGATCATGTTATGATCAGGGACCCGCGGTTCTCAGAGGCTCTTGGTGGAGACCTACGGGTTGACATGCGGGGGGAGGACGGTCCCTGGGAATCCCAGGACTGCACTGCCGCCACCGACTTGCACCCGGAGTGGCTCACCAGAGGATTTTACGAGGAGTTAGCGGAACGCTACCCCTGCCTTCTTCCCTACAAGCGTTGGTTTCCAAAGCTTTTTGGTCCGAAGAAAATCCTCTCCTCCAAGCCCGACGATTTGTTACCGTCGGCCTTGTTGGAAGAGTACTCGAGAGCTCCTCTCCTAGATGATGACCTTTTAAGGCCCTCTAGGTTGAGAAGAGGCCGGAATGGGCTGGGCCACGCCGACCACATCTTAGAGATGTGGTCGGATTGGCTATCCATGCTCAACGGCCTTCCTGGGACGATTACCTCCACGGGGCAGATGATGGGAGATCCCACATCTTTTCCCCCCTTGATGTTAGTCTCTCTGTGTTCCGCAGAGCAGACACTCAAGGTGTATCCCTACACCACTAAAGAGCGGCGTAGGCGATACAGAGGGTTGAAACCGTCCGAGGCCAAGCTGAAGGGAGTCGGCGACGACGCCGTCCTTCCTAGATGGCACAGAGCTCGGCAACAGTTGTATTACAGCTGTTTAGAAGAGCTCTCCGCGATGTTATCGTGGAGTAAGTGCTTCAACCATCCCACGCGGGGCCTCATTGCCGAGGTCCCACTTGAGAGCGGGTTCGAAGTACCTTTCTGGCCTACTTCAGTCTTGGTGGCACCTCCTGGAGGCTCCAAGGGTCATGTCACCTGGGTTTCCCAGGCGAGCGCCTTTGGAGGGGACGCTACGCGCCCCACCAGGAGTATACCCAAGTTCTTTTGGAAGCTATCCCCGTATTATTATACCTGGATGCTTGCCATTAGGCTTGGGCTGCCATTGGGTGCCCCTGAAGCTTATGGTGGAATAGGTCTTCCTATTGCACCTAAGCGTTCAAGCACCGACCATGTCAGGTGGCTTTCCTACCTCAGCCAACGTCCAAAGGACGAATTGGTTATTGGTTTAGGACTATCCCCCCTGGGTCGCTCTGGACAGTCATTACTGGACAGAGCGGCGTCAGGGTGGGTTAGAGAAGTTCTTGCTTCGGATGTCCAATGGGCATCAGAAGGCTTAGAACTACTAAGCCCCTTGGCATTGTCTGACGACGCACAGCTTCGGTTGTCCCTTTCTGAAGGGTACAGGAAGTCTGTGAGTCGTATAAGGTCGGTAGAGTTCTATTTTAGAGCTCCACCCGGAACGCTCGAACCGCACGCACCCTCAGTGAGGATGAGCGTGGATCGTTTCCGCCGTAAGGTATCAGGAGCGGTCATCTTGGGATCCAAGATGAAGTACGCAAATACCATAAGGGACCTGGAGAGGAAAATGCAAATTTTCTTCACCACTTCGGGAGGCTTTCTTCCCGACCCCTGGGCAAAGCCCTCGAGCGTCTATGGTTTAGAACGCTCGACAGAAGTCAAAGTGCGTTGGAAAGCACCTTGGCTCCTGGGGGTGGGTTGAGGCGTACCAAGCTAAGC